ATTTCTTCTTTTGAGTAGTTAGTGTTTTTAATTTTTGTATATGTTCTTTTTCAGCAGGAGTACCTTTGGATTTTTTATATGCTTCCAAATGTGTTTCCATAGCATCAATTACTTTTGCATAATCAGTTTGAATAGCTTTAACTGAACGTAATTCAGCCAACACCATTTCTTTGATTTTATTAGATACTATAGTATTATTTGTAATTGACATTTTAAATTAGTTTAAGCTAATACATAAACAGAACCACCATTGGTAACTGTTATTTCTCTAACGTAGCATGGAAACGGTTGTCCTGCCGTTAAATGTTGTAATGCGATTGTTGAACGTACTGTACTTCCTGTCCCAAATCCTTCCAATGTAATTGTACCAGTTACACCACTAACAGGTAATACTCCCCAGGCTCTTTCTACTAATTCAGATGAACCGGATGTTACCAATTTGGTATTAAATGCTCTGTAATTTACCATTTTTTATTTATTTAAACTATTTTTTAATTCACCTAATAATTCATAAGTCATCATCATTGCCGAAAGATGTTCTTCTTTAACTCTTTTTGCAGATTTAATCTTTCTAATGTTAGAGATAGTTTCTGCTAATTTAATCTTAGTTACTTTATCTGTAATTTTAGAACCAACTTCTTTTAATCCACCAACTAATTTAGATATTTCTTCAGAAACATATGCATTTAACTTACCTGTATTATTGATGTTATTAATATATTCTCTTAATAATCCTTTTTGGTCGGATGTTAAATTCTTATACTTTTTATTAAAGTTTTCTACTAAAAATTTATATGAAATTGCTCTTAAATCTTCATCTTGCTTTTTGTATTCTTCTAATACTGCATTTTTGATTTTAGAATCTTTGTTTTGAATAGATGTATTGATAATATTTTCCGCAATAGTAAAACGGGAACTAACAATATCCGTTGGGTCATATTGTTCTTCGGTACTACTTACTTCAAATATTTTATAAATAGAAGCAAGTGTTTTATAATTTGATACTGGTGATTTTATAAACTCATCAATATCATAAGTTTCTTTTAATTGTTTAATTAGATTATACTTTTCTTTTATAAGTTTTTTTTCATCTAATCTTTTTCTTGCTTCGCAAATTGTATTAATAAATTGTTCTGCTTTAGATTCTGAATTATATTTTTCGTTTATAAGATATTGATATAATTTTAATTCTCTCGAAAGTTCTTTCTTTGAATTAAAATTTTCTTTTAAAATCTTCTCTGCTACCGAATTATCTGAAGACATAATTTCCGAAGTAATTTGTCTTACTAATAGTTCAAATATAAATCCAGTATTTTTAAATTTCGAATGTTTAATTTTTTTCATTAATTTCTGCAATTTGTCAGATATAAATATAGTATAATATTAGTTTATTACTCTTTTGTTAAATCTTCTGTTAAAATAGTTTTTTTATTACCATCCATATCCTTAAATATTTCCTGGTATGAGTTTCTTGGCTTGTACTTTACAGAACCTTCTTTTGTTTTAAGAGTTTTAATTCCTAATGGGTCTCTACCTGTTGGATGGTCATCGTGTCCGTATCTAACAGGGTCTTTTGGTCTACCAACTGAGTTTGTTGTTAATTCAGATTTTAATCTATCTAATTCTTCTTCTACATTTGTAGTTTCCCCACCTTCTACACCGGTTGGTTTAGCAGGGTCTGTTCCCTGAGTTTCAATAGATGTTAAACGGAACATTTGTTTTGTATCTTCTAATACCTGCAATGTTAATTCATCTTGCTCATCTTTTGCCATCTTCATTACGGATTCATACATCCATTCTTTAGAAAACATCTTTGTTTGTTGCATTTGTTGGATTAAAGCTACCTTTGAAGTGTATAATTCAACTTGCTCTTGTTCGTATATTTTAGATGGAACGGTTAATTCCAATGTAAAATTAGTTAAACGGTCATCATTTATACCTTGCGCATATAAGTGAACGATTGCAATTTTAGTTAATTCTGAAATTAATACTCTTTGAACTCTTTCAATTGTTTTAGCAAAACGAATATCCATAGATGCCAATGTTGCTTTACCATTAGTATCTTCCTCATATCCTAAATATGCTTTTGGAATTTTTAGAGATGCCATTAACTTATTCTTTAAATAGTTAATATCATCAATCATATTGTATTCTAAACCTTTTAAGGTATCGATAGATGTACCATTATCATTACCACGAACTGGCATATAATAATCTTCAATAAGGTTTTGAACGTTGTATTTTAAATTGTATTCACCAGTTCTTTCATCAACAAATGGAACTTTTTTAGAGTTGTTGATAATTTTCTGCATATAATTATCTACCTCATTTGGTGGAATATTACCTACATCAATTTTAAAGATTCTCTTTTCAGGTGCTCTCATTACTCTGTGGATTAACATTGCATCTTCCATCAACATTAATTGTTTCCACACTCTTCTACCACCTTCAATTACTGATTTACCATATGGTAAAAAGTTTGAATCTGAATTCAATCTCATATGGCACATTTCGTAGTTTTCAAATTCTTTTTTTGGACTCATACCAAATGCTCCGTATGGATTTTGATATGGTGCATATACAAATTTAACTCTTTGTGGATTATTTTCATCAAACCCCTCCATTCTACTAACTTCATATGCAGATAAAGGCATTACATTTATAATACCAATACCTTCTTCTTCTGCTATTTCTAAATGTAAAAAGAAATCTCCGTATTTAACCAAATTTCTTGTCCAAGGCCAAAGATTAAATTCAACATTTAAAATATCATAAAACAAATTTTCCAATATTTGTTTGATATTATCATCTTCATGATGTATCTTTAGAACATTACCTTGTTCATTTTTTGCAGTACATTCATCTGCGTAAATATCTAATGCCGATGAAAGAATCGGGTCTTGGTCCATTGAATCGTAATCTCTGAATAAATCTATACGAACTTGTTGATAAGCCATAGATGATTCCATTTGACCAGTTCCATAATTAGTTACCTTTAACTTCATGAATCTGTCAACTAGATTTGTGGTCATATTTTGCCACTCATCTGTGTCAATTACCTTTGTTCCCGTTTCCGTTTTACGAACAATGGTGTTTGTTGAAAATAATTTTTGTAACCTACCTAATACTGATTTATCTGCCATTTTTTAATTTGTAAAGTATCTATAAAGATAATAATTTTTTTTGTAATTTCCAAATATTATTACCACTTTCTACAAGACCAATACCTTGCTTTATGTCTCGGTCCTGGTTGTTCACAATTATGTCTTGCTCTAAAACTTCTTCTTCTATCTGGATTATTCTTTTTAATTTTAACTCCTTTTTGACCAAAGTTTACTTTTACAATATTACCTTGTGGATTTTTAACATATACTTTGAATTTTTTAACATCACCTGCCATTGGTTTACCCAATTTAACTTGTCTGCCTTGATATTCTGCTTCTCTTAAACATTGACAACCTTCATTTAGGTTTTTATCATATCCTCTCATAAAAGCAATGAAATCTTCCATATCCTCATCTTCAACATCGTATTCTTCTGGTTCTACTAAACCATAGTTTACATCTGCATCCGAATCAATATCTTCTTTTACAGGAACACAGTTTGGGACTTCTCTACCATCCTTATCTTTCATTCCAACCATTTCGTATCCTTTCCAACAAGGATTTTCTAATTCTTTTATGATTTTACTTAAATTCATTTTAAAAATATTTTGTATCCAACATATAAATATAAAAAAATTACTGAAGTAACCAAGTTAAGTTTTCTATTTCTTTATTACCCACTTCCATCTCATATGGATTTCTACTTAAATGACCCGTAGATACAAATCCGTCGTATTTAGCTATATGTGATGAATTCAACATATTTTTGGTTAAATCAATTCCTTCTTGTCTTAAACGAAGTGCAGTATTACGAACCCATAACCCAATTGCCAATGCCATAATTAAGTCGTCATTGTATCCCTTCATTGCTTCTGCTCTACCACTTTGCCAAATAAATGTAAACATTTCATCAATTAATCTACCACTACGAATAAGAATATCTTTCTCACTCATATAAGTATCTAGTGCTGAAATGATAAGAGGACGAGTTTTGGATGTTGTAGAGAAACCTGCAACCATTTGTTTTTCATCTCTGTAAAATCTGTTGCTCATTTGTCTTTCAACATCGATATATTTTAAATCATTACTCATATAGAATAGATTTTGGTATCCCCTATCTATAATTTGTTGGATACATGCCCAACC